TAAAGGTGTGCGTCACAACCCCGGCCGCAGTCGTAATTTGGTAAAGATCGCTCTTGGCGGTATCGCTGGAAAAATCGACAAAACCGGCTGGCGTGCTGCTGTTGCTGGTAACGGTAGACGCGGCTGGGGTCACCGCCGAAACGACTAAATCACCGGCCTGCGGAGCGCCACCGCTGGCGAGCGCCACACTTATCGCCGTCAACCCGTTTACGTTATTGAAATTGCCAACCCCGGCATCGGCCGCTGTAGTGGTTTTCGCGCCCGAAAATTCACTGACGACCATGGAAGGGTAACTTACAGTGCCGCCCGAGGCGTTGTTGGTATAGCTCGTATTGAAGGTCCTAGAGCCGCCGGAATTATTTGGGCAATACCAGATGACAGCCCAGGGCGTGCCAGTCGTTCCCGTATGTAATGTAAAAGGAGTTGCTAGATTGCACGTCATAGTGGGCGTGGTCGTTACGGTTGCTGAGGTTGTCAAAATGGTCCCGTCGGAATACCCCGATAAACTTACGACAAACATACTACCTGTGGTTGTGGTAGGCAGGTTTAAGCTAAGGTTAGATATCCCAGGGTTGCTATTCCCAACGAATTTGTCCTGAAGATAAGCGATGCCAGCACCGGCTGCGGCACCGACCAATGTCTTGGGATAGCAGGTTCCCGAGTTGGTCGCCCCGGCCAGCGTGACGGCAACCCCAATCTGATAGGTGCCAGCATTAACTGTAGTGCTACCGGAGGCCAAAGCACCGCCTGATGAGAGCGTGAACTTTGTATTGTCTGCACTGGCAGCGCCCGCGCAGGTTCCCGTGGTCCCCAGGGCAAATGTCGCCCCGGCGCAACTCCCCGACGAGCACGTCGCGGTCAATGAGGCTACCGGAGAGCTGGTGGAAGGAGTGGTGAAGTTGATCGGCGACGCAGGATTCACCCCGGATATGGTGATCGCCGAGGAAGAGCAGGTGGCCGCCCACGTCATGTTGTCGCAAAGGAGCGTGGCGCCGGTTTGTGCCGACGGTTGCGGCACGCCAAGCTCGGCGTACCAGAGGTTGCTGTGTGAACTCAGCGCGATGATTTGATACGGACCGGCCTTGATCGACGACAGGCCGTTGATCAGGGTGCTGCTGCTGAAGGTCGCCGGTTGGGGGCCGGTCTGGATAGCGAACCCGAACCCCTCGGTAAACCCGGTTGTTGTCGCGGCTGGCAAGGTCGCGGTGATCGGCCCGGTATTGTTAGTTAGCTCGATGACCGTGGCGGCGTCGGTGGTCAGAAAGTCGGTAGCCAAAATGGTCTGGCTGCTGATCGAACGCCATGGCACGGTCGAGCCGATCTGATACCCGGTGCCGCCCGGCGCCCATGTTATGTCGGGCGTCGCCGGTGAGATCTGGTCTGGCCGCAACGCGGTCTGCGCCGCCGCCGTGCTGATACCGAGCAGCAGCCAAAGGGCGGCGAGCCGGATCATGGCCGATTGTCCCATTATTATTGCCACGCCATGCTGTCGGAGAGTTTCGAAGCGCCGGTCTGCGCGGCCGGCTGCGGCGCACCCAGCCACGCGTACCAATTGGTGCCGCGCGCGACCAGACTGACATTCTGATACGCCCCCACCTTGATGGCGGTCTTGCCGTTGATCAGCGAAGCGCTTGCCCGGTTGAGGGTGAGCGTGCCGGTTTTGACCTGAATCTTAAACGCAAAACCGGTGGGATATGCGCCGCTCGATCCAGTCGCATCCGGCAGCGTCGCGGTGGCGCACCCGGCCGCGCAGCCGGTCACCTCGACGATCCGAGCGTTATCGGTTGGACTGAACACCGGCGGCGTCGCGCTGTCGGTACGCCATGGGATGATGGTCCCGATCTGGTAGCCGGTGCCGGTGCCATTCTGCCCCCAGGTGATGTCGGGTGTGGCCGGCGAGATCTGATCTGGCCGCATCGCGGTCTGTGCCCAGCAGGTGACCGACCACAGCATGCAACAGGCGACAAGGGCGAACTTTTTCATGGGATGGTGAACCACTTTGTCGCCGAGGCTGCTTCGAAATAGGCGGTGCTGTTGGGGATCAGCGTGATCGGCGCACTGGCCGCCTGAGTGTTGATCGTCGCGCCGCTGGGCGGATAAATCAGGATCGATATACCCACCAGGCTGTTGCGGACTTTGCGCTTTAGACACGGGCTCCCAGTCGGCAAGATCACCCCCGTTCCGCCGCCGGTTTGGCTCGTCACCTCGCTAAAATCGGCGCTGAGCGCGGCGGCGGTCCCGAGCGTCGCACCGTTCGCGGCGATGGCGGCATAGGTTTCGGCGGCCCCACCACCGGGAGTGACCTGGGTCGCATTGATAAACAACCGTTGGCAGTTGATATCGCCGATCACCGGACTGCTTTGCGCCGCGGGCGTGCCCACCGTCAGACCGGGATTAAGCCCACCAAAGGTCGCCTGCACTTGAGGGGCGGTCTGGCCGACGGGTGTCGTCATGATATCGACTTTGGTGCCCTGAGCGACATCGGTGAATGCTTCGACCGCAGTAACCAGGATGCGCGCATTGCCGACGGCGGCGTAGCCTGGCGAGGCGCCGGAAAACCAGCCGCGAAATCCGATGTTGCCGATGACATCAGTGGCCGCGATCGCAGTCGCGCCCGTCCCATTGGCCCGGCGAATGATCATGCCGGGGACATTGTTAATCGCATCGACCACCACGGAGGCAACTTCGTTAGTGTTGCCGGCGGCCCAAAAGACAGCGGTTGCACCAGCTGCCGCAATCGGCAGCGCGCTGCCGCGCTGCACGATGACATTGCCCGGTGCGGTGCCGGTGATCGTGCCGCCGGTCAGCGGCAATCCGCCACCGCCGCCGCTACCGGTTTGAAAACTCGGCGCAAGCCCGGCACCGTTTGAGGTCAACACCTGACCCGCGGTGCCGAGCGATCCGAGCGCCGCGACCGCTTGTGCACCAGCGCCGAGTACGAGTTGATTGGCGGGCAAGGCAGCGCCTGCACTGACGTTGCCACCGCTACCGGCGGGCGTCGCCCAAGTGCCATCACCGCGCCAAAAAGTAGCTGCCGAGGCGCCCGCGCCACCGGCGAGATTGGTCACCGGGACATTGCCCAACCCGACCGTGCCCGAAGTCACGATCGTCCCACCGGTTAGCGGAGCGCTAAAGACGATACTAGTAACGGTGCCGCTCCCGCCGCCACCACCCGAGCCAATCACCGACCCGTTTTGCATGATCCGGCCGAACACATTCAGGTCGCCCTGCTGCATCCCACCCGGAACCGTTCCGGTCACCGGCCCAATCGTCAGCCCCGGCCCGATCGTCGCCTCAGTTCGGATAACCGACGAGCCAAACGGGGTCGCCCGTAGCAAGATGTTGGCGCCGCGCGTGCCAGTGGTGAAATTGTCGAGTGCTTGAAATTCGATCTGCGCGTTGCCGGTGTCGCTATAGGCGCTCGGCGCACCGCTGTAATAGCCGCGCGCGCCGATGATGCCCATAAGATCGCCAGAAACGACCGGAGTCGGGCTGATCACGATGTTGTTGACCCGGCGCAACACCATTCCCGGCGCCCCGCCGACGCCGTCGACCACCACCGTCGGATTCTCGCCGGGACTGCCGCCGACCCCGACACCCCATAACACCGGAGCGGTGTTGGCCGGCGCCGGCGGCAGATTTGTCGCGCGCTGTACCGTCAGCATGCCGGGCGCCGTGCCGGTAATATTTCCGCCCGCGGTCGAGATAAAAGGCCCGCCCGCCGTCACGTTCTGCAGTTGCGTTATCTCGCTCTGAGCAATCGAAAAGTTGTTGCGGACCGAAGCTGTCGTAGGTCCAGGCGTCGATCCGCTGACCGGGAAGGCCGGATTGATTGCACTGGTCATATCATGAGCTCCACACCGTCAAACCGCCGTCCCAAATCGTGCTACCGCCATCCCATACCGGAGGCGACTGCGGCGCGCCCGCTATCAGCGTCTGCCATTGCACCCCGTCCCACCACACGATGTCGTCGCCGGTCGATGTATATAAAGGAGTGACCGACAGCGGCCCGACGATCGGGGTCGCCGTCAGACCTGGATGCGGGCCGGAACCGTCAGCCATCAGCCCTCATATCCCGATCGCCCAGATCACCGCGATCAGCGCCATAAACACGCCGATCCCCAGCACTAGCCCGAGCACCACCTCGAACACCAATTCGCGCCATTTCATTCACCGTTTTGACTTACCACCCTTATAGTTGCGCTGACCGGGAGCGGCTCCTTTGCTCCGTGCAATCTCGCCAATCACACCGCCCGGTACGCCCTGCGCCTTTAATTGCGCCGCTCGACCGCCCATCCCCAACTTGTTCGACTTACCCCGAAAGCTCCCGCTCTTCTTGGTGTCCGCCATTTCATCCCTCACGCTCCCGCGTCCGAGCCATGCTCCGCGCCGCCGCCGCCCGCCGCCGATCACAGTACGCACACTCGCCCCGCGGCGCGTAATACACCGCCGGTGGCCGATCAGACGGCTCACCCGACTCCTCGGCCGATTCGGGCTCGTCGTCAGGCCAGCCATCCAAATGAAGCCGCTCCTTCACAATCGATACCCCAGCCGCAACAACATCTTCACCCTCCAGCCCATCCAATGCGTCCACTAACCACCCCGCAGCCAAATCAACCTCAGCAAGCAGCTCAAGATCAGCCTCAGTCATCGCAACGGCATCCGTGGCCCGCCAAATCCCCACAACTCCAACCCCAAACACAAAAACAACAAAAAATAAATAATGTGCCCAGCATACGGATAATTCGCCACCGGACTACCCGGCCACGGCGCCGCTATCAGTAAAAATATCATCAATACTACAAAAATTATCTCAATCATCGCCTCACCCCACGATAGACTTTATGACAACCAGCCTCATCGGGCATTCCAATACCCGCAAGCGATAGCCTTTAATGCGATCCAAAGTCTCCCGCTCAACCCACTGCGGCCGCGTCGCCGCACGGATCAGCGCAGCATGGCTCAGCCCCCGGTTGACCATCAGATACCCAGCAAGCCGCTTAACTACGCGCGCCACCTTCTCAGCCCGATCAACCATCATCGTCAAATACGGAAAATCCTCAGCACACGTGAAATCCAGCCCCCGCCACTTGACCTCAAACCGCCAGCGACCCTCAACCTCCAGGTCATACTCGTCGCCATACCCCGCCCGATCCCCCCGCGAAGGACGCAGCCGAGGATCCGGTATCGCTACCCGATAGCCCAACCCACGATAGTGCCAGGCAACAGCCTGTACCGCCTCCCAAGAACGATCCAGTTCCCTGCGAAAGCGCGACTCCTCGTCCAACCCTTGACAACCGCGTCCTTTTCAGAGAAATCGCCCCTCGTATGAACCTGCCGTCCAACCCCCCAACCCCACTCAAAAGAGCCGTCGCCGCCCGATGGCTCGCCAAACACGACCCAAAACACAAATTCAGCCAACTCAAAAAGAAATGGAAAAAACAGCGGGACGCTATGGCTACCCGCTACTACCCTCTTCGGTAAGACCCGCTCGCCAAAGTCAGTAGAAGGGGTAGCTCCCTCGCAAGCGGCGATCACCCCCCCCCTCTCTCTTATCAGGGGGGGTAAGGGGGGGTTAATTCTCTCTCCTCAACTAAATTATCCCCGCTCGGCTAAACACGTTGCTTAACCAAAACGCACCGCCGACAGTTGTAAAAAAAAAATCCCGAAACACGATGGACGGAGGTACCCCGGCCCGAGACATCGACCCTTGCCCTAGCCATCCTCGATGGTACCCCGGCACCCCGGTGCCGGGTGCCGTACCACCCTATCAAGGCCAGAACAGACAGAGAGCAGCAGATGGACTAAAGTATGGGCAGACTGCAAGATACTGAGAAACACCAGGGTTTGCGCGGGTGTAAGGCGGATGCCAGATCCGCCTTACTTGCTGGCACCGTTCAGCCGCTTGTATCGGTGCGAGCCACCACCTCTCGGCTTCGCAGCCTTGCTGGCTTCAGCTTCTATCTCAGTCTCGATCGCCGCTTTCTCGCCCTTTTCCATCTCAATGAGCTTGCTCATGTCGACAATTGGACGCGGCTCAGACAGCTGCTCACCGTCGCTAAATCTAACCACCTGAACCATAAGGGGCTTCTCAGGGTTGCCCGAAACCTCTACGCTAGCCAAATCTGGCAACACTTTCTTCAATAACGCGAGTGCGATGAACGCCTGTGTCCTTGTGAGTCGTGTATCACCCGGTTTTGGATGATCGGGATCGATTAACACAAATTGCTGCAAGCGCTTGATCAGAATGTACGCGTTGATGTGTTCGCGAGCTTTGGTGCCCAGCTGAATTGAATCACGTGGTGCTCTGATATTTCGTGCTGGCATTTCGCATCAGCCATTGACATACGCGCGGGCTGCGCTTATATCTGACTTGGACGAGGTTTCGCCGGGAAGGGAAGAGTTATGAGATTTGATCCGCATCAATACGCCATCGAAGGCGGGTGGGACTTCACGTCGATTGAGCGCACTGCCGCCGAGGGGGTATCGGACGAAGACGAGCGATTGATCCATGAGTGGATGGCGACGCAGTATGAAAGTGAAGCAGCCGCTCGCTGTGCCTCGACTGAGGCGATTGCGGCGCTGCTGGCGTTTTGTCGACGGCGCGTCACGGAAGGCGCATGAGTGCCTGCGTCGGAGCAATAGGCCGATGACGCCGACTGAATTTGAGCATTTGATGTCATTGACCGGGTGTTCGCGGCGCCAGTTAGCGCGGCGTTTGGGTTATTCATCGGAGACATCATTGCGTCAGGTTGAGGCGGGGTTACAGGTGCTACCTGCGGCCAAGGCTGAGTGGCTGCGGCGGTATGCGCGGATGTGTGATCGGCTAGCGCATGTCGAGTTACGCTGGCACGAAAGAAATCCGCCACCATTATGATAAAGCCCTTGACTTAAGCGCAGAGTGCGCATATATTCTAATCATTGGAACGACGCACACAGAAGGAACATTGAGATGACCAAGCCAAACTACGAAGAGCGTGTTCAAATCCCTGCATACACTGACGCTTGGATGCGTGGCGATCGTTACGGCACGATTGAGAGCTACACGCGGCAGGGGATGGCGCGCGTCAGACTCGACAAGTCAGGCAACGTCATGCTGTGCGAGCCCAACGAATTGACGCCTGTTTGATTGGCACGCACACACAGGAATGAGCAAATGACCGACTATCCAGCAGGCTACTTCACGAGTGTGGCCTTCAAAGCTGCTAATTATGGCTACCACGCAGAGGAGAGCGCGCGCGAGGCGCGGCAGCTGCAGGCGCACCCTGGCGACTGGTATGTCTGGCAAATGAGCGATGGCCGCTGGTGGATCAGCCTGCTGACCAATCGCGCACCGTAATTCTAATCATTGGCACGCACACGACAAGGCTGCGTGATGGAAACAATGCTGAGGGGATTGCTGGACGACCTTATTGTTTTCTTGCCCTTTGCGCTGGTCATCATGGTTTTCTTGCCCTTTGCGCTGACCATTGGGGTCCTGACGGATGTCTTTGTGAAATTGTTTGCGGGATGATTAGGGCTGTCGCCATGAAATCTGAACCCTTTAGGTTTCACCAGTGGGAGCATCCGCTAGAGCGCCTGCCGTTTACGCCGGGCTACTCGTTGGAGCGGCGCTGCACGGTTTGCGGCCAGGACGAATATACCTTGACACCATGGTCCGAATGCCCTGGCCCCAATCACCGGTGCTTACTTGAGTGCCGCGGCTCGTAGCTGGCGATTTTGGCGCCCTTGAGGCTTGGGTGTACGGCGAGACCACCGGTTCCGGCGCCGAGCCCGTCGGTGGCGCCGGTTGGTGGCGTCATCGGAGCATCGGGGATAGGTGGCGCAGGCAATGGCCCTGCAGGGCTCTGCGGAGGCTCAGGAGGGGTCGGAACCATCCCGTCTGGTGCCTGCATAGCCGCGGCGGCGCGAATCGCACCAGCGAGCTTCCCCGGGGCTCCTGGGGCATTTCTACCGGGCATTTTCATGCGGGCCTTCATTTTCAACCCACGCGCCATATCTACGATTTGCCTTTGTCGCTCATAGCGATTGCAGCTGAGGCATCCCAGGCGAGACCGCCGTCACCGGCGAGTTCGCCCTTGCCGCTGATTTTCGGGCGATCGGCGGACTTGTCCGACATTTTCGCGCCGCCGCCGGGTCTGGAGCCGCGCCAGCCGAGCATGCCATCGCGGTAATCGTGGGTATGCGGACCTTCGGGGGCGTTGTATTCGCTGTTGCCGGCGGCGCTTGCGAAGGTGCGTTTGGGGCGGGAGCGTGGGCCGGGGAAGAGGCCACGTGATTTTGCCATCGGTTCCTCGCGGCTATGGCCGATTAACAAATCTCTACGCCCGGTTGTTTCGGCTTGTCAACATCGTGTGGCTGATCTCGGCCGGAACGCAACCTAAGCCCCATCGCCTCAAGGATCAGCTCAAGCTGGCGCAACGAGCGCGGGCCAAAATTCGGCTGCCACAACAGTTCGGCCTTGGTGGTCTTCTGCAGCAACTCGCCGACGGTTGCGATACCGAGGTGGCTCAAGCACTTAGCCACTCGGACCGAGATTTCCAAATCATCGATTGAACGTTCCAGGTGATTGGTCATGCTTTAATCCAAGCCGTAATGGTCGGCGAGTGCGGTCAATCCGAGCTTGAGGATGCCGGCGACTTCTTGGCGGTTGCGTGAGAGGGTCCGGGCGAGCTGGGCGATTGAAACATCGCCGAACCCAGGCCAGCCAAGAACCACGGGAGCAACATAGGGTTCCAGGGGTCCCAGGACGGCGCTGGCCTTTCGGCAACGCTCTAGGGCGGCGAGTTGAGCTTGGGAGAAATGCCATCCAGTCGTACCGCCGGAGCCGCTGGCGGGTTCACGGGCACCTTCGACGCCGAGTTCGTAATCATCGCGATAGCGTTCACCGGCTTGGGCTTGGCGCGGGTCGATGGTGCCGTTGCGCACGAGCCGTTCAAGCGAGGACAAGGCGCGATAGACGCGAGTTCCGGCACGAGCGGGACCGGCCTCGGTGCCGACGCCAGGGCTGACGGCGAAGGCCGAGCGGCGGCGGCGCTCGGGTGTTGGGGCGTTGACGTCAGCCAAACTCGGCGCCTTGGATTTGGGCGTTGTCGGGGTCGGGCGGCTCGTCGTGCCGCAGTTCGAGGGTATGGCCGGGGGGCTCGGTATGGAAATTACTTGGCGGTTTGGGAGGTGGGGTTTCCGCCATAGGGGGCGATGGGGTGAAGTCAAGCGCATCCAGGGCGATCTGCAGATTGTGGATGCGCTTGGCGATATCGCGCCTAACGTCGTTGATGCTGCCGCCGGCTTGGATGTACGTGTCAAAATCGGCGTAGCCAAACTGGCGCGCCCAGCTGTCGAGGGGTTTCATACTTGGTCCTTTTGGCATTGGGCGTGGTTCTCCGGCTCGGCCCATTCGACGTCAATGTCGGCGGCCTTAGCGATTTCGACAACGAAGCGCTTGATGTTGGCCTCGATGTTAGCGAGGCGGTGCTCGATGCGTTTGAGGCATTCGAGCATTTCGGCGAATTCGGTCATGCTGGCCCCCTCTTCAGGGCTGCTCGGGTTGGTGCAGCTGCTGCGGCTCGCCCCACTCGACGAACTCGGCCGCTTCGCCGTGCTTGATGACGCCGTCAAGCAGGCTGGCGATATGGGCGAGGTGTTTCTCGATGCGTCGCATAGTTTCGAGCATCTCGGCGATTTCGGTCATGGAGGCGGCTCCTGCTCGATGGCGCGGACGCCAAGTGACGCGAGCAATTCCTCGATGCTACGCTCGTCGGGGTAATTCGGCTCGCGCTTGGGAGCGGGCTGGGGTGATACCGGGTTTGCCTTGGGCTCGGCGAAGGCTTGGGTGTTCCGATCGTAAAACTGCCTCATGTTGGCCGCCACTTGGCGCGAGCAGAGTTCGACATAGGCGATTGCTTCGGAAGTTGGGGTTCCATCGGGATTGCGCCCGTCACCGATGATGCGGGACGCGGCGGCTTCACGTTCACGGTCTTGCTCCGCATAGACCGAGTTGTTTTCATATTCGGTCACCAAGTCACGAACCGTTTGCGAGCGGTTGTCCAGATCGCGCGGCATCGGCTTGCCGTTGGCGAATGCCCAGCGATAAGCGGCGGCGACGCGGAAGCGCCATTTGTTGGCCTCACTGGTCATTCGAGCACCATCCGGTAATCGGGGATTGTCGACTTGCATGCCGAGCAGCAGACGAACCCAGTCTTGCGCCAGCGATGACCGCAAGTCGGAAACTTCGTCTCGCATACCTTGCGCCATTCCATTCGCTCAGCGGCCTCGACATAGCCTTCGTTGAACCAGTCACCGAAAGGATCAATGGGTGAGGATCGCTCAAAGTCCTTCAGAAACCTCCGACGAAACGCGTAGTCGTAGGCGTGGTGGCGCCACTTATCACGCTCACTCAACTCGCTGTACGAGTGGCGGCGGAGGGCCTGTCGGTTTGCTTCGCTCGGGAATGGCGCTTCCGGAGTCGTGTCCATTCGGCTTGTCCTCATCCAGCCAGCCCTCGCCATTGAGCCAGGTGGCGGGATACGGGATGAATTTCGGTTCAGTGGTCTGATGCTTGAGCGCAAGTCGGCGAATGCCGTCTAGGATTTGATCGAAGGCGGCTTTCTTGCGCGCCGACCGATAGGCTAGCCGAGCATGCCCCTTGTCGATTTTCCGGGGAAACAGGGACCACACTTCGTCAAATTCGCTATCAAGCGAACGAATAACTCCTTGGGGAGAATGTCTCTCTGAAAGAGAGACAAGAGGGGTAGGAGGAGTTAAGGAAAAAGGGAGGTTTGGAGGGGAAAAACCATTAGAACCAATTTCCTTGCGCAAGTTTTCCACTTCCTTGCGCAAGTTTTCCATATCTGCCTTCATATACAACACTGTAGCTGTGAGACTTTTAATCGATTCCTTGCGCAAGGAACGATAGCGGCGGTCATACTCAGGCGAGTTGCTCGGCACATCGTCATAATTCCGCAATATCCGGGACCTAGGAAGACCTTTTAGCCTCCACATGCTGTGGATAACGGGGATAAGAGGCCAGCGGAGGTTAGCGGAGCCGTATGGACTTTGGCAGGTTATCCCAAAGATCAGCGTAAGCACTAATCGCCTCATCCCAAGTATCCGCAAGTCTACCAATCATCGCCGCCGCCGTCTGTGGCGTAACCTCGGGATGCGTCCGACGCAGCCACCAGATGTGCTCCGTCGCTACGTCAATTGCGTGCGGTAATTGCGATGAACGCGACATCCAACGCCTGGGAAACAGGATGATTTCGGCCGTCATGTGCTTGCCTTTCCCGACCGCCGGGCGTATAGACGGCGGCGATTCATCGGGTTCATTCCGGATGTTTCCTCCCTAGACCTGCCCCGGAGGTTTCCCCCTGCCGGGGTTTTTTTTAGGCCCCGTGGTCATCCCAGGATGGCCCACAGCGCCAGCGCCCACACCCCGAAGTTGAGCATGATCAGCACCACCCACCCGGCGAGGATCTGCAGGTCAAGCACGGCACAAGCCCAGACTCAGTTGCCGCGGGTCGCGGAGCGCGTACCACCGCTCGTCATGGTCGTCAGGCAGCGCCGCAAGCTCCTCCTCAAGTCCGGCGAGCCAATCCTTTGCGCCGGCCAGATCGTCTTCGGCTATCTCCACGGCCATGCGTGCGGTCGCGATTTCCTGCTCGATCACCGCCCGGGAGCGCGGCTCGGTCATCGTCTGAGGAGCCGCTGCCACGTAGACCACGGCAGCACCACGAGCGGTTTTTGACGATCGCGGCGCAAGAACAGCACATCGGCGTCGCCGAGCCATTGCTCAAGCATTTTGAACCCGGTCCCCGAAGCGCGCGCCTTGACCTCGCTGACGAGCGGCGGCCCTTCGCTGCCCCAGGGGTAAATGTCAACGTCTACGCCGCCCTGATATTTGGTGGCGCCCGATAGAGGCACTTTCTCGGCAAGGATGCCGATCTCGGCATGCAGCGCCACGATCTCGCGCTCAGCGCGAGCGCCTTTATCGCGGCTCAGCTTGCCCAAGTCGCTCACTCATTCATGCCCCGGCCGCCATCCCGGCTTTGGCGCCGGGCTCGTCATGTCTGCGATTGGCGGCGACAAGCCGTAGCCGCCGCACCTCAACGGGCCATCGCAGCAGATCGCCCGCCGGCCAATTCTGTTCGAACCAAAGTGACGCGGCCTCGGCGCTGCTCGCCTTGCAGTCGCGCCCCTCCAACAGTCGGATAAACAGGCGATCGTTGCCCGCGGCACGGGTGCCGAGGGTCGACGCCGCCATGCCGGTGGCCGCGAGATATGCCTTAGCGAGGATGACGAGTTCGCGCCTTGAGTACATCCGCCAAGGATATTCGACCCCAGGGGAACCGGTCAAGCGAGCGTGGGGTAACTTATAAATCGACCGTAGGCGAGCCATCACGATCGGTTAAAACCCAACGTATACGCGTTTGTCGCATAAAAAGGACTAGAACGCGGTCGATTTTTGGCGTAGGGAGGTGTCGTGTAAATAGGGCATTCGATGCACCTCGGAAAATTTTTCTATACGCCGATGGAAACCTAGCGATGTGGTCGGAAGAGGCGCTCCGCGCTCGTCTTGAGGCGCGGGCGGCTGAACTCGGGGATAAACCGCTGCGTCAGCTGTTGATCGAGGGCGGGCTCGGGCACGACACCCTTGATAAGGTGCCGAGCGGCTCGCGGCAGGTTTCTACGTTGGAAAAAATGGCAGCGGCGGTCGACTGGACGCTACCTGAGGTGATGGGTTTTGGTGTGTTTACCGGGCTGTCGGCAGAACTTTCCGAAAAAGCGTTTGTGGTAGCTGAGCGGGTGCTAGAGCGGGCGCCCGCCGAGGTGCGGACCCGACAAAATCTGATCCTGCTGCACGCGCGCGTTTATAATGCGCTTGCCGCACGCGAGCGCGACGGGCGCCCGGTCGACGATGAAATCCTCGCAGCCTTTGAAGAAATGCTCGCCGGGGAGATGGCCCAATCAAAGGCCCGCGATGGCCACCCTGCCACGGCCACTCGGCGCGAAACAGCAACAACAAAACGCTCGCGTAGCTCAGCAGCGTTAGCGCCCACCAAAGCCAAGAATTGAGATCGCTAAACCCGGACTGGTTCAGGATCTCGACCGCAACAAGCCCAAAGATCCCTGTGAGCGCCACAGCACCGCCAATATAACCGCCGCTGACACAAGCAAACACCAGCACAAATAGCGCCGACCACACGGTATTGACGGTTGGCGGGTGCGGGGGCCGGAAACGGCCGAGAGCGAGCCCGAGCGGCAATAATGCCAGCGGTATCGCGACCCGGGTCAAGGTCCATTTGACGATCCGGCTCGCCCTGGTGCGGCGGCGCTGTTGGTAGTGCTGATCCATAACGTGGCGCCAGTCGGCTCGCAGGCGGGCAATTGCGGTGAATTCGTCCGGCATCGATGGCGCCAAAATGCCCCCTCCCCGGTCCGACGGTTACGGACCGAATCCATCAGCCCGATGTTTAATGACGAAAAGATTACACGGCCATTTGGCTAGCAGGTCAACTCGTTTGTAAGCGATTCGCCGCGCGGCGCCAAGCACATCCCCCCGCGGCATGCCAAGAGGCTTGACGGATCGAACGCAGTCGAAAACTATAGCGAATGCGGTCGAACGATGGCCCGGGGTTCGAAACAAAAATGAGGCGGTCGTCTGCGATCCTACTCGCATCGAGAAAAATTCGGGTAATCTGAGGGAGAGAGAGAAGCATGGCAGCCTGTCGTTTTTGTTGGGAGTTTGGCAAACCCGGCTATCTACCGGTGTTTGTCGAGCATAGCGCCGCCGAACTCGCCTTACTGGCGCATCTGCGGCCCCCGAAGCAGGTGATCTGGACACCATGCAGCCACTGCATGGGCGGGACCGCGAGCTGCTGCGAGGATGCCGGGGCCGAAGGGCAATCATGAGCAAAGGACTCAACGAATGACACGCTCGCTTATCACCGCCGTCTTTACTGCCGCACTCTTGGCCGGAACCCCGGCTCTTTCTGACCCGATTATCGGCGCGCTCTCGTTCTCGGATGGCGGCGTTACAGTGCCGCCAGTGCCGAGCACGTCGATTGTATCGGGCCTGAACATCGTCACCCAAGGCCTACCGGCTGCCAACGCCTGCGCCGGCTCGTTCACCAGCGCTGCCCCTGCCTGCAACCTTGCCGGCCCGGTCTCCGCGGAGACGATCAACCTGCTGGCTCCGAGCGGGACCGTCTATACTTATGGGGGATTCACTTTTGACGTAAGCGCTGTCGGTGCTATTGCGCGCACTCCGCTGGACATGAGTGAGATCGTCGACCTCGGCAGTGATGCGCTGCAATTTGCCATGGCGGGGATTGTCACAGGCAACGGACTTGATGCCTCGGCGTGGATTGGGGAGTGGACTGGCCAAGGCGTCTGTGCTGGCACTGCCGTTCCGGTGCCAACCTGCCTGTCAAATCCCTCCGCGTCCTACTCAGTGAGCATCGTTGCCGTTGGAACCCCCACTACCATCCCCGAGCCGTCATCGCTGATAATCCTGGGTGCGGCATTGGCCGGGTTTGCCTGGATCAGATGGCGCCAACAATCGGGAACGCTCTAGCCGACCAGACCGATCGTTGGCCGCTTCCAATGGCGCTTCTGGGCAGCCTGTTGGTGACCATCACGCTGTGGTCGCTGCTCTGGCTGGTGTTTTGGGCCGTGTTATCGATTGTCTGACTTGCGGTGCGGGGCCGGGCGGGTCTCGGTGCGCGTTTTGATAATGGACGCGCAGGGAGGGAACCCCGAGGGGTCGGGGCATCGCAAGACCCTGAAAGGGAGCAATGCAAACGAGACCCTCGCTGCGCATCATAATAACTCAAGCCAAGTTGCGCGAACTCGGCCGCGAGCGGGCGGTAACCTTTTGGACCGGCAGCCATCGAGTTGAGCTTGTGTTATCCGACGATGTCGGCCCGCCCGACCCGCCGCAAGCCAGGGAGTTTTTGCCGCTAAAACGCCGGAACAATCGCAAATGAAATTGGGGCTCACTGCCAAACAAGTTGCGCAACGGCGGCATTCGCTCGGCGGCAGCGACGCGGGGGCCATCGTTGCCGGCGGCGAAGAGTGGGGCAAGCTGTGGCGCGTCAAGACCGGTCGCGCCGCGCCCGAGAACCTGTCCGATATACTGGCCGTGCAGATGGGCTCCTTTACCGAGCCGCTAAATGCCTACTGGTATACAAAGCAGACTGGGCGCGAGGTCACCCGGCGCAACGAGCGCGCCGTCCATCCGGATTATCCGTTTATTGTCGCCAATCTCGACGGCGTCACCACGACTGCCGCCGGAGAACCCGCCTATATTGATTTTAAACACGTTGGGCGAACCGGCGACCATCTTACACTGCGCTATACCAGCCAATGCACGCACTGTGCGGCGATCCTCGGTCTCGATTTGTGGGTGCTCAGTTGCTTTGTTGGCAACAGCCGGTGGGAACTGACCGAGGCTGAGGTTGACCCGTTTTTTGCGAACGACTACCTGGCCAAGTGTAAAGAATTTTGGAGCTATGTCGAGACCGATCGCGAGCCACCGATGTCGCCGCCATTACCGGTCCCGCCACCGCCAAAATTGCGCACGGTCCGGCTGGAGGAGGGTATGGAAAGCGCGTTCAACTGGGGGCCGGAGTGCGCCCGGTTGATCCGCACCTTTGCCGAGACCAAACCGGCGGCGGATCTGCACGCCCTGACCCGTGAACACATCAAGAGCCTAGTGCCCGAGGACGTCGGAACCCTAACCCGCGGGCGCTTTAAATTAGCCCGCGACAAAGCCGGAGCCGTGCGCATGTCACTAAAAGCGATGCCTGCCGATGAGTGAGGAATTTGACGCCCAGACGGGCGAGCTGGTGCCGGCAATCCAGTCGCGGCCACTGCTGTACAGCTCTACCGAAACCAGTCAGATCGCCGAGGCGTTGGCCGCCGCGCAAGCCGAGATGGAGCCGCCGAGGCGGACCAAGGAAGGCGAGATTAAGGGCACGGCAAAATCAGGGCGCGAATATAGCTACAAGTACAAATACGCTCCGCTGGAGGAAATCGCCCGCGTCATCAGAGAACCCTTGGGCAAGCAACGGATCAGTTGGCATCAGTTGGTGGTAACGCGGGGTGGCGATTTCTTTTTGCGAACGTATTTGCGGCATAGCAGCGGCGAGTGGATGTTCTCTGATTATCCGGTGCTTGCCGACCGCAGCGGACCGCAAGGGTTTGCCTCAGGCGTGACCTATGCCCGGCGTTACGGGCTATCGCTGGCGCTCGGGATCACCGCCGAAGACGACGACGACGCTGCGGCCGCCCAGGAGGCTGTGCCGGACGCCCGGCCCGTTGTGACAAAAGCCAATCCGGCTGTGGAGACTGCAGACAAGGATGCCGCCCGGCGCGCTTACCTGGCTCTGAGAGATATCGTCGAAGGGGTTGCCAGTGCCGAAGCGGCACACGCGGTCCACGATGGCAAACAATGGGGCGAACCTTACCGGGCTGCCGCCGCTCTCGTCGCCGAGGTCTCGCCGGCCAGCCTGCTCAATCTGCAGCGTCGACTGCTACAAGCTTCGGGGCGCGTCCCCACGTCCCCGGAGCCCCTGGAGGAAACGCCGGTGCCGGCGGCGCCTCCGGGGGAACCTCTAAGGACCGGTCTTGATGACGGGCCGCTCTTGCCGCGGGTGCCACGACGCGGGCGACCGCGTAAGACCGAGCCAGTGCCCGCTGAGGCTGTTATCGAGGACGAACAACTCGACCCCGCGCCGATTGAGGAGCCGCCCGAGTACGAGCCTGAAGATACGCTGCCGCCGGCCAGCGTTCATGTGCCGTTTGAGGCAACCGGCAACCCGCAGGAATGGTTTGCCCGCGCCCGCACGCGGGTGCGCCAGATGCAGCAGGCCAACTCGCCGCCTCACCAGTTTGTGGCGTTTCGCAAAGCCAATTACGGCCAGATGCTGAGGCTCAACAAGGAATTTCACAGCTACTGGCAGGAACTCGATGGAATGCTCAAGATGGGTGAGCAGTGATGGTAACCGCCTCTCGGACGGATCAGCCGACCCCGCGCGCACATCGGCTGAACGACGCGTTCAAAATTCTGGGCATCAGCAGGTCGCTCGGCTACGAGCTAGTGCGCGATGGGCAAATCAAGGTCATTCGCTTCACGCCGGGAACCCCGCGCATCACTGAAGACGAGATCATCCGCATTTTGAAGGATGGTCTGGTGCCGCCGCGTCGTCCTCGGTTGGTGCGCTGAGAAACTATCCATCATGCTATCCATATTCGCGACATGGATTTGGGCATATCCTGGTGGACCACAGCGCGCCGTCACGGAATGACGCGCTAAACATTACCCAATGTATATCAACATGTTACGGATTCCGGTGGAGTGCTGCGGACTTCAGTTCAATAAATGGGGTGTTCATCTAACATCAAGTAATTTCAACAACTTAGGAGCCGAATTTACATTCTATCCATACTCCGACTCATACACATTCGAGTGACGCGGATTTTCCCGATTCGTTCGAGGGCAACATCATGAAGATCACCACGACAGCCGACGGCAATCGGCGCTGCGGCGGCTGCACAGCGTGCTGCAAATTGCTTCCGGTCGTCGCGCTCGACAAGGGCGCCGGGGTGCGCTGCCAGCACCAGCGGCACGGCAAGGGTTGCACGATCTACGCGCGGCGGCCGCATGAGTGCCGATTGTGGTCCTGTCGGTGGCTCACCAATGCTGAGGAAACGCACGGCATGCGCCGGCCCGATCGCGCCCACTACGTGATTGATGCGCTGCCCGACACAGTGCGGTTAACCAACAACGAGACCGGCGAGCAGACTGATCTCGATGCGCTGCAGATCTGGATCGACCCGGCGTTTCCCGAGACAGCGCAGGATCCCGAGCTTCGCGCCTACATGCTCAAGATGGCCGAGCAGCACGGCATGCCGAGCCTGTTGCGCTGGTCCAACCGGATCGCCACCGCGATATTTCCGCCACCAATCAACACCGCCGGCGAGTGGCACGAGGTGACCAGCGAGTGCTCTGTGGGGGTTGGTAGATATTCCCGACTACCCGTAGCGACCACTTCCCCCAGTCCTATCGGCTTGTAACGCGATATCGAGTAGCCGCCTGATCGCCTCGGATCGCGAGGGCAGATCGGGTTGTTTGCGCCGCCAATCGTCGATCGCGCGCAATTGGTCACGATCGGTCGCGAAGGGAATTCGTTGATTTAGTGGTGATGTGCCACGCATACCTCACTATATAGTGCTACAAACATTTGTTGCACAGCCCAAAAATTTATGGAAAGGTGAGCCTCCCGTCTACAGGGAGGAGCCGATGGCGGACATCGAAGCGCTCGTCTACCAAATATGGCCTCTATTAGCATATCACTCGCTGCACACCCAGGAAGCGGTGCTTGTTCAACTGCAGGTGATGTGGCTGGCCGATCCAGCGTTAACCGGCGAACAACGCGGCAAAATGCTGGCGATGCACGCTTTGCGCGTCTCGCAACTCGCGGGGCTAAACGCCGAACTTATCGCAACGACAACCAGCAAAGGAGGCGACGCGAACCTTAAGCACTAGAAGCAAACTCATGAAGGAGAAATCCAAATGCTAGAGCAACAACAAGTCGTCGATATCGACATTGCGCCGTTGTCGGACGAACTTCGCACCGAACTACTAAGCCGGGTAACCGAAGAAGAAATACCTCCGCTCGTGATCCGAAAAGGCGTCGACGAGAAATTTATCATGACGATCCATGTGCCGCATGGCCGCGCGCTGATGATCGCGCTGCATTTGTAATCGGCAAATGCAGAGTGGGCGCGGCCTCAAGAGCCAGGGGGGCGAACATTACGCGGCACGGCTGTCGGAGGCAGACATTCCGCTAATCCGGCATCTACTCGCCGAGAAGGTCGAACAAAAAGAAATCGCTCGCCGGTATGGCGTTTCCCGATCAATTGTTAACGCGATCGCCACGGGACGATCATGGAAGCATGTCCCGTAATGGCGGCATAGCCGCCGCTCTTGGGGCTTACGGATGTTTGGCAACAGAAGCCATTTTGATCCACAGCTCCACCGTTGGAGCCTTGCAAATCGCACTGCTACGCAGCTTCGGCTGCGTAGCCCTTGTGCTCGTGATCTCTATCGTCACAAAAAAAATTGCCGTCCGAAGCGTTGCGCCTCGCGTGCAGATTACTCGGAGCTTGCTCGGGGCATTGGGATTCCTGGGGGCCATTTACGCGTTTGGCCATGCACCGTTGGCCGCTGCTACAGCGCTAACCTACACACGCGCGCTGTGGATGACGCTATTCGCGATGTTGTTCATGGGCGAGTCCCCTCGCCCCGCCGAATGGGCTGGCGTAGCGGCTGGGATGGCGGGTGCGATGGCGATCATACAGCCAGGCTTTGCCGCGCCTAATCTCGGTTGTTTGGCTGCGCTCGGGGCCGCGGTCATAGGTGCGGCGGCGGCCGTCGGATACAAACAAGCGATTGCGCTCGACTCGGTCAACACGACTATGTGGTGGGTTGCCGGCGCAAATCTCGCCGTAACATTCCCCGCAATCGGAATGTCTTGGAATTGGCCTGACCCCCAGCTTGTCGGGATCATGATCCTCGGTCCGCTCGGCACATATTTATTGCTGGTTGCTATAGGCTCGACCGCGATATCGATCATTGCGCCGTTTGAATATACCCGGCTGATCGTAGTCGTGGCGGGCTCATTAATCCTGTTTCACGAATTGCCCAGCGTGTGGGCATGGTGCGGGATGAGTGCAATCATCATCGGTTGTTGTCTTTCGCAGATCTGCCCGTGCAGAACGTGAAACTCCCTTCGATGATTTGAAAGGCTTATTTCCATGATAGTATGCAGCACGGAAAACCCGGCAAGCGATCGGGACCATATCGCAATTTGGGATAGCGCTCCCGACAATGCGCTGATCCTGCGCATTCAACCTATTACCCTCCGCATTGGACCAGGTTATATTCAGCCCTATCGTTGGCAATTCCAGTTGGACCAGCTTCCAGCTGGTGTCCGGCAGCAGTTTCATAAATCCCCCGCGCCTGGGGGCCCCAAATTTGTTTAACCCCTCAATCCAGTCTGCTAATCCAATTCGCTTGGGCGGCGGCGTTATTCCCGACTTCACCCCGGATACGGGCTTCCCCTATAACGGAGGCCCCGCGTTCGAGAATGTCAACGGAGACACTCTCTTTATCGATCCAACCTTTAACCCACCGCCAGGCCACGCCGATATCCTGCCTGTATCAGGCGATCTTGGGAGAGCATCCGATCTTGGGACGCCATTCGATTAATAGGAGGGCCGCCAAATGAAAGTTAAAGACAGGACGCAACCAGCTGCGGTCGAGGGCGACGTTTTTTGGGATTTTGGAACGGACGGCTCCATAATCCTTGAGCTTCCCCCCTACAAGGTCACCCTAAACGCCGTCGAAATCTCCCATATCGCCAACTATTGGGATCACGTGTTTGGCCATCTAAAGCCGCCCCCCAAGGGGGCGCCCCCCAGGGGAACTCCTCCCCCCGGGTTCGGGACGCCAGACACCTAAACCAGACGGTTGCACGAACTGTTGCTTGAGCCTGCGACCGCTTAAGGGTTGCTGCCACCGGACGTTCCGCCCAAAACATAACCAGCGATTGCACTGAGGGCCGAGGCGGTGACCGGGCCGTCGATCTTGTCCAACAGTGTCAGCACGACCAGCGAAGGGACCACCAGGAGCAGCAGCACCAGCCGGCTAATCGCGTGCGCCTCGCCGATCAGCTTGCCGACATCGGCGGGCGCGTTGCCGCCGAGCACAGCGATTCCAAGCACCAGCCCCACCGACCCCAGCATGATAACTGCAAGCAGCACCAACCCCGGCCACAGCAGCTTGAGCAGAATAAGCGCGCCGTTAGCCGGGGTTGCTTCATTCATTTGCGCCGTCCGAAGCGCCGTTCCCGTGGTGGCTCAGGCGGCGCTGGTGGTTCGGGCGACGCGGCTAAGGGGCCGGCGTAGTGCTCGCGGGCGGCGCCACAATCACCGGCCCGACCCCCGGATAGTTCACCACAACGTAGGGTGGCACGGGCATCGGCTGGACCGGCCATCCCGGACTCCCCGAAGGAGGCGGCAACGGTGTGGTCGGATCACCCGGTGAGGGTGGCGTCGCATTGGGCGGCAAGGGCGGCAGATAGATCGGAGGGGTGGGCATGGGCACATTACCGCCGCCCCAATAGCCCGGCGGTGGACCTCCCGGCGCAATCGGGTGTGTCGGCAAAGGCGGGGCAACGCCGCCCCAATATCCCGGCGGGACCGGCTGCGGCCCTGGTGGGCCAATGTCTACATATGGAGGAGCTACGCCACCCCAATAACCGGGTGGGCGAGGCTGCGGCCCTGGACCGCCAATATCTACGTAGGGTGGCGCGACACCGCCCCAATAACCGGGCGGTGAACCTCCCGGCGCAATCGGGTGTGTCGGCTGTCCTGGTACCCCATAGCCGGGATCGACGGGGCCAGTCAAAAATTGGATGTACGCTAACGGCATATCGCAACTCCTTGAGGTTATCGGGCAGCACAATACTATCTGTAGATTACGCTTTTTCGTGACTTGACGTAAGCACATGTCTGTGCCATATTCAGCTTTCCGCTGCGGCTAAAGCGGTGACGCGACACCCCTCAACGGACTTCTCCGCGTCGGTGTCGCTCTTTAGTGACCCCTGATTCGCGTCCGGGCTTAGCCGGCCGACGCGGAGGAGACTTTGATGAAGTTAGCAATAATTGCATTTGGTCTTGTCGCAATCGCCGCCACGGCAGCGCAGGCGCAGACCTGCACCCCAATGCCCGCGGGGATGATGCCACAATGTCAGATGCCGACGCCGCCCCGCACCCTTTTCTCATTACCGCAACCGCCCGCGGCACCGTCAGTTTATACGACCATGCCGCTGGGCGGTGGCTGGTCGACAACGACCGGGCCAAACGGATTCAGAGCAACAACCGTACCGATGGGCGACGGAATGTTCACCACGACCGTAAATCCAGGGATGCGATGATCCTTGACTTTCGAGACGCCACCCCCGCCGAACTCGGCGAGATCCTATGGTCCAGCTGGATGGCTACGCGGCTCTGTCGCGAAGACCTTTTGCGCGCGGTCGAGCCGCGGCCGGAATGGAGCAACCAGGACGCTGACACCAAGGCGTTGTGGGTAGCCTACGCCGAGCGGCTGCGCGCCTTTTACCAGCCGCGGGAAAGCCCCCGATAAAGCCGATGGCAATTATCGATACACTAAAGCTCGCGCGAGCGCTTCATGACAAAGGCGGCTTTACCCAAGAAGCCGCCGATGCAACCGCCACTGCTCTAAACGATGCTCTCGGCGAGGATGTCGCCACAAAGGCCGACATCAAAACTCTCGACGTGAAGCTCACCGCGATGGAAGGCAAGCTGACCCTGTTGATCTGGGCGGTCGGCATCAATGTCGCCGCGACTGTAACCATGCTCGTCAAGCATTGGTAAATCAAAGGATAAGCCGATGGCACTACAACTTGGCGCCCTACGAGACGCGCTGCTTGATGCTGGCGCGGCACCCGACAAAGCCAACAAAGCAGCCGAAGAGCTGGCCAGCTACGAAACCCGGCTCGGCGGCATCGAAAGCGATTTGCGGCTCCTCAAATGGATGGTCGGCGGGATCTATGTCCTGATGAGCGTCGTAATTATTCCGGGCGGTTGGCTGCTGCTTCGCGTGGCCGCCAAAGTCGGCGCTCTCGCCACCTGAGTAACCAAGATGACATTAACGGCAGCATTTCTTTTGGGCGTCTTCTGGGCTGCCATGAATTGGCGTCCCGACGTACCCGATGTGCCAAAGCACCATTGGTCGGGGCCAAAGCACCGTTGGTCGGGGCCGACCAAGCGGACACGGCGGAACTTGTCTCGCGCGAAATACGTGTTTGACTGTCTGGTTGTCGCGTTGCTGTTTGGTCTTGTCGTTACGGCGGTTGTGACAGACCGGTCATTCTGACAGAAGCCCCTTGCGATTGGCCTGGAGAAATGATGGCACCTGCGATGAAAGTATCGTCCCTGGAAGCCACGGGGCCAGCAGCCTTTCCTGCGGGGATTGCAGCAATCCGATAACTTGGCGCCCCGCCTGACCGGGGGCAAGCGCGAACGAAGCAAGGCTATTTTGCGCGGCTGGGCTGTTTCCGCTGGCCAATTGGCGAGCCTTGTTAAACCAGCCGCTTGCGGCATGCCCCCCTGCTGTCAACGCCCCGGCTGCAATGGCGTGTGGAATGCCGCCGCTAACCAGCGAGATGGCGGCTGCCGGGATTGCCATCGAGGCGGGGCTCGGCGGTGTTGCTACGTTCATCGCACCCTGGCGACGTGCGGTTGCCGAGTTTCCGGTAATGTCGATCCCGGTCTGGAAAACGTTTCTCTCGTCGTTCACGTGCGCCATAAACTGGTTGTAGTCGGCATCGCTGTCAAAGGCAGGGCGCAGGCGGGTACGCATCATGGCGCTGTTGGCGATCCTCTTGGCCTCGTCACCGCTGTCTGCCGTCCTCTCGATGTCGCTTTTGATCCGGTTGGCGGCGCCGAGCTGATAAAACTGGCGGGAGGCCGGATCCAGCGTGCTGAGGATATATTGCTGCTGATCCGGAGCATGGTCGCGAAAGTCTGAACCCAGTTCCAGCGCGCGCATCGATGCCGCGGGTCCCGAATAGGCCGCGCGTGCCGGTGCATAGAGTGGATTTTCGCGGTCCATCAGCGACACCCAATCTTGATGCGCGGCCATTTGAGCGCCGCCATCGGTTTTGAGATCGAGCTTGCCGGTGATCGGGTTGCGCAGGTTTTTGTTGAGCGCGGTGTCGATGCCTTGCTTGACATAATCGAGCGTTCGCCAGCTGGGCACGCTTTGAAATACCGGGTCGCCCGCCGGATTAAAGGTGATCCCCAGAGTGTTGGGGTCCTCTCCTCGGTTGGCGACATTGGTCAACGCCTCTTTCATGCCCTGCTGAACGACCGGCCGCCGGAGCAATTTGGTCATATCGCCGTCGGGGCCAAAGAGATCGGGGTTGGGGGCGGGCGCCATCTCAAAATTGCCGTAAGCGGGCCGCGCGGCGTTTTGCTGCTGCGTTCGGAGCGCCTGGTCTGCCATAAAGTTGGTGGGGCCGCTCGCCACCGTCCGATCAGTCGTGCCGATGAGGCGCTGTCCAGCCGCCTGATCCCGCTGGTTTAGCTGGTTAAAAATCGAGGTCGCGGCAGGCGACCAGGAGTCGTAGAGCGCGCCGAGATGGCGTTTGACACTCGGATAGATGTCAGCCAGCGAAAGCGGAGCATTCGTGTCGCCCAGACGCGTGTCGGCCTCGGCGAGTGTAGGCGCTCCCTGCTTAATGTCGTCGTTGATCAGGCTGGTGAGTTTGGTCGCTGCGTTCGTGGTCGCGTTCCCGGCTTGATCCCACCAATTACTCACTTTATTCGCGACCGCCGAGGCGGCGCGCGTTGCGAACGGCATGATCGTCCCGCCCGCAGCGCCGATTGCGGCTCCGCTCTCTGCGCCGCTAACGGGAGCTTCCGGGTTGTCGGCAAATCCGGTTACCGCGCCCATACCCGTGCCGAGCCCGGCGCTCTTGAGCACATCGCCGAGCAGCGATGGCGCCTTGGTCGTCAGTTCCACCGCCTTGCCGAGTGGCAGGGCCAGTGAGCCGGTTATGTCCAGGCCGGTAGATAGGTAAGGATGCTCAGCCTGATACTGGCGGCGGCCCCGAGCGATTTCCTCCCAGCGTTTGTTAAAGTCAAACCCTGCGGACGGCGCGCCGGGGGGTGCGTTGGGATCACCCCGCATCCAGTCACGGCTAGCCTGTACCGCCGCCCGCTCCATGTCCGTGAGACCAAAGCTGAGCCCATGCCCCAGCATCTCGGTGGCGCCATAAGGCGCATTTGGCAGGAGCGTGTCCTGCCGCGGTCCGGGCGTGGCGTTTTGCGCCTCGGGTAGGTTGGCGTGCCAAGGAGCGGCGGGCGGTGCCGCAGCTTGCGGCGGCTCTGGGGTGACATCCTGTTGCCAGTTGCCCGCGCTCTCGTTGGGGACGGGCGGTGCGGTCGGAGGTGCGCCGGGTGGTGGATTGGCGTTTTGCGCCTCAGGCACATCATCGTACCAAGCCATTTACTGGCCTCCCGGCTTGATCCAGTACGAACCGTCAGTCTTTGTCACTTTGACGCCCGCCGGTAGCTTGTCATAGGTCGCCTTGTCTATTTTGTCGGCCTGGTAGGGCGCGAACTGGCTGACCGTGACCTCCCACGGGTTGGCCTTGTTAAAGGTAGTCTGGGCGCCGACAAAGCTCTTGTTGTGGCTCTGATACCAGTTGTCATAGAACGCACGTTTCGCATCAGAGCGATCAATGATCGAACCGAGCAGTGCGATCAGATCCTTGTTTCCTTGCGCGGACGTTCCGAGACCCGGATTGTTGGCGACCGCCTGTTGAACAATCATCTGGCTCTCGCGCGAGCCTAGCGATTTGGCCAGCTCAAAGCCGAGGTTAGTGCCGCTCTTGCCCATAATTTCGCCTTTGGCGATCCAGTCTTGCAGCCCCTCGGGGACCGGCAAACCGGCCATCTGCGCCGCCGACTGCACAGCCTTCCAGGCGCCAAGCCTTTCCGCGGCGCCGGCGCCTGGTGAGTCGAAAATCTGCTGCGCCTGCTGGATCGACAGCAGGAAAGGCTTTGCCTTTTGTGAATTTGTCTGATCCTCGGCGACACTCTTGTACTCGCCCGAGAGGGTTTCGCCGACACCCTTCTGTTGCATCTCCTGCTCGGGTGTCAGTAGTGGGAGACCCTGAAATCCCGGCGCTGTACTTGGTGCTGCTGCGCCTGGTGTGCCTGGCGCAGCCGTACCACCAGCTATTCCGGGTATGCCTGGACCTGCTACTCCCCCACCGGGTGAAAGAGCGGAGGCCTGTGCCGCGGTCATCTTTTGGTTTACGATCTGGCCGGTCACCGGGTCCTTCACCGGCACATCGACCATCGTAAATTGCGCTTTGGCTTGTGCATCCGCCACCGCCTTCCGCCCTTGCGCGTCGAGCCATGCGGGGTCCAGCTTCCAATTGCCGTCCGGCCCCTGCACGAGTCCATGCTGGACCACCATCTCGTTGCGCAACTTGAGGTTCTGCTCGTTGGTCATCTTGGTGAGATCGGCCGGGAGCTGACCCTGCGACTGCAGGTACGAGATCGTGCCGGCGGCGGTGATCTCGATCTGCTTTTTGTACTGCTCGGTCATCATGTTGGCTTGCGCGCCAACCCACGCCTTGTAGCGCTCCATCTGCATCTGGACCGGCTGAGCGGCGATGTCCTGCATAAATTGCGGTGCCGGATGCCCGGTCAGCGATGAGATACCGGCAATGCCCTGCGCGATCATCTGCAGCGGGGTCGCTGTGGCCGCCCCCATGCCGCCCGGCATCGGCGGCATGTTGGTCGGGATCGGTGGCAGATTGATCGGCGGCGCGACAGGCGGTCCTGTCGGCGCAGCTGAGGGCGCGGGAGCAGCTTGCGGCGGTCTGGCGACCGGCGGAACGGGTGGCGCAGACGGCGGTGGCGGAATAAGCGACTGTGGCGACCCTGCCGGGGCTGCAGGAGGCGGCGCTGCGATCGCGCCTCCCGGCACGAGGTTAGGCGCGGCAGCTCCAGACGGTATCGGAACCTTACCACTGGCATCTGCCATGCTCAGCAAGCCAGACACCGGGCCTCCTGCCAGCGCGCCCGGCGCGCTATTGCGCTGTTGCGCGGCCACTAATGCTGCCCCGGCAGCACCAGGGGGCAGCGCTGCCGCAGCGGGGCTCGGTGTTCCGGGTGCAACCGGTGGTGAAACGTTACCGGCGATACCCGGTATCGGCGCATTCATCCGGTCTGTTGCGCCGGTTGGGTCCGCCAGGTTGAGAAGACCGCGAGGCGCTGCTGCTGTTTGAGTAGCTCCTGGCGGCGCACCAGTACCACCCGGGCTCGTCCCCGCCAGAACCTGGTTCGCCGCTAACTCAACCTTGAATTTACCATCAGTCGGAAACGTCTTCGGTGTATAGTTCATCACCTTAGCCGCTTCCGAATTTATATCGACACCTCGTCCGGTCTTTGTCGCGGGGCCAACATCCGTCTGTCGCAGCTGAAATGTCCGACCGTCTGGCGTCGTCACATTATACAACTTACCAAAGTCGGGTGACGACTTGGGGATCGGCAGGGCAATCCCCGGATTGCCCGCTACCGGTAATCCACTAGCCTGTAGCCCGCTGTCGTTCTTATCCTCCCACCCCTCACTATTCCCAAACCAACTTCCCTTCACTCCCCCTGCCAGTTCATCAAACGAAACACCTCCCGTAGACGGGACAGAACCGCCGGTAGCACCGCCTGCCGTGGTGCCGGGCGCGGGCGCGCCGCCGCCAGGAGTCCCACCTGCAGCAAGCCGCTTTGCCTCCTCAACATACGCCTGATAGAACGGGCCTAACTGGTTGTAGGCACCTGTTACGGCCATCGCCTGCTGCGCCTGCGCCGCCTGGAGTCGCGCCTGCATGACCGCGTCGCCGCTCGTGCCCAACGCCGCCGCCGCGTGACCCAGCACCGCGCCAAACGGTGTCGGCATGCGGGTCGGCATCGCCGAATCAGCAAAGCTCCCGGCCATCGCCAGCAGACCGCGCTGAGCCATCTGTGCCTGGGTTGCGGGGTCGGTCAGCGCGCCACCATAGAGCGCGGCAGGATCGTTGCCGGGAAAGATGCGCCCAAGCAGACCGTCGGGCGGATCGGCCATGTCAGGCGCCCCGCATCAGCTGCTGCAGCGCCATGTACTGCGCCATCAGACTGTTACTGCCGGCTCCCGCGGTTGGGTTGAGCAGAGCCGAGAGGTTCGGGATGCCGGGCGGTCTCTGCATCTGTGTCTGCGGCAGCATCGGCGGAAGCTGCGCCGGGGCCATCCCAGGGGCGCCGGCTGGCGCTCCAATGGTGGTGCCGGGCATCTTGGGTGGGGCAACCTGGCCGATGGCGTTCACCAGTTTGTCCCATATACCGGGGACCGGCTGATCGGTGCCGGGGGTCAGAAATGGTGGTGGATTAGTAAAGTTCAGAGGCAATCCTGGATTGGCCATGGTTTGCTGTGGGCCGCCAGTTGTCCCCGGTGCCGCAAAATTGAAGAAGTCGGGCATGAGATCGCTCCTTTACTGCACGGCCCTGGCGTAATCGACCATCTTGATGCCGCGGACCGGGACAACCGCCTCGGGGTGGACACTCTCGACCTCGTCAGCCATCAGGCCGATCTGCATGCGCTTGCTGCCGACATAGCGGAAGGTGTAGAGCGGCAGACCGTTGCGCAGCATCCCGACCCGCTTGATGTCGCGCTTGATCCGCCGGTCGGAGGCGAAAAGCGCCGCCAGGGCGCCGGGGAACATGGCGCCTGCGCCACTGCCGCCGATCGCGTTGGCGATGCCAACCCCGCCCCCGAGACCGCTGAGGATGTTGGCTCCGGTGTTGTTGTAGTAAGGCTGTGCGGTGGTTTGCGTCCCGGTGCCGCCGACAGCGCCTCCGAGGATGCCCGCCAGGTTGGTGTACGGCGCCCATGGCGCGTTGTACGCGGCGGCGTACTCACCCTGAGGATAGCCGGCAAAGCTCGCCGCCTGCCCCAGCGCATTGGTTTGCGCCTGGCTGCCCTGGTTGAGCAGGTTGCCGGCGCCGGTCAGCGCCGTATTGGCGGTGCCGTAACCGGCCTGCGCCGCGTTGGCCCCGGCCCCCAGACCGCTGAGCCCCGCGTTCAGATATCCGAGCCCCTGGCTGGAGGCATTGCCCATAAAATTATTGAGCTGGCCGTACCCTTGATTGGCCAGATTGCCGCCTGTCGTGTAACCCTGATTGAGCAAATTCCCGGCGGTGGTGTAGCCCTGGTTGAGCAGGTTGCCGGCATTGTTGACCCCGGCCTGGGCCAGCTGCCCCGAGGTGCCGAGCGCATTGGTGATATTCCCAATGCCCGCGTTGTAGATGTTTCCCTCGGCCTGCCCCGCGCCGATCGTCGCCTGGAGCCCGCTGTTGTAGGCGTTGTTAGTAATGCCCGAGACGACGTTGCCGAGCGCTTGCCCGAGCCCGTATTGCGCTTGACCTTGAGCATTGGTCTGCGCCCCCGAGCCATAGCGGCCAGCACCTTCGAATTGGGAGGCGATCTGCGGCGCCACCGCCGTCTGGTACTGATTGACGAGCGGCTGGGTCGCTGACTGGATCATGCCGGCATAGGCCGGGTTGGTCGATGGGTCGATGTACTTCCCGCTCGCCAGACCTTGCAGTCCGGAACTTAACGCCGGGTTCCCGCCGAGCGCCTGGGCGGCGTTAGCGTAGAGCCCGGCTTGCGCGGGGTTGCCCGCAGTGAGCGCCTGACCAGACAGGTTCTGCGCGCCGCCGAGCGCGCCCGGTGCGAGCCCGGTGAGCGCGCCTGTTGCTGCACTACCTAGGCCTTGCAGCGTCTGGTTTGCCTGCTGCCCGGCATTTAGAAACCGGTTTTGCCAGTCGGACACCTGACCCAGCGCGTTGTTCGCCGCCCCCGCCAGACCCTGGCTAAACCCGAGCCCCTGATTGACGGCCTGCCCGGCATTGGTCGTAAGCTGGCCGGCCTGGGCGGCCGCTGGCGATCCCTGGCTGATCTGGTTGAGGTATTGCTGCAGCGCAGCGGGCATAACCTGGCCCGCGGCCCCCTGGTTGTTCCAACCCTGGTTCGCCGCGTAATTCTGGAGGTTGTAGAGGTTGTTCGATGATGGCGTGCCCGCCTGGTTCGCCTGGTTCGCCAGCCCAGCCGCCCCACCCCAGAGCTGCTGCAAATATGGCAGCTGCGCATTGGCGGTCGGGTTTGTGGAGGTCTGGGTGGTGGTAGTGTTGCCGCTTGGACTTGAGCCCTTGCTTCCAAATGACATCCCTCACCCTCCGGCTTGGCGGCTCAAAATAAAGCCGTCGAGCCTAAAACCGAATTTCAACCAGCCCTTGCGCCCGTACACCATGACATCCGAGCATCCGGCAGTCTCGGCCTGGGCGTCGATGACCTCAAGCAGCTGCTCGATCCAGCGTTTGACACCGTTGCCTGCGCAAAACATGACATCGAGCACGCGGCAGCGGGGCAGCTCGTGCACCTCGGTCACCGCGACCGCGACGATCCGGCCGCCTTCGCGCACCAGGAGCAGCGACATGCGCCCCATCATCACCAACGACAGGATGTCAATCGGCTCGTAGGCTTTTGCCCGATCGGTCGCGCGCTTCAGGATCGGCTCGATGACGGACCAGCAGCGGGCGATCTCGTCGATCGTCGGCAGCTCGACGCGGATGTCGTCAGCCCAGGAGGCAGGCGATAAAGGTCTGATCGGTATTGGTGCTGTTGGCATGGTGAATGGTGGCCGCGCCTTGCGTCGTCGTGATCCAGATCGAACGCAGCGCATCCGAAGCGTTGGCGGTCATGGGCATCAGGCCGACAAAGGTGTAAGGGCCGATGCGGCTGTCTTGAAATGTCGACTGGGTCGCGTTGGCGGCCAAGGTTACGCCAATCGTCGCACCAATGCCCCCGCGCAGCGCCTGATTTATCGCTGCAGCATGGCGCACACTAGTCGCGCGCTCATTGCCGACATCGGCCGGAACCAAGGGAACAACAGGCGGCCGGGCGAGGATCGCCTGAGCCATCAGCGAATGCCCTCCGGCCGTGCAGCGACATCGAGACCCTGCAGAAAATTGAAATTCGCCCCGGCCGGCAATGTCATCCGAAAGCGCACATAGCGCCCGGTACAGCGCTGCGGGCAATTGCCAAGGATGTTCTCGGGCACCACGCCCTGGTAAACCGGCCCGTGGTGCATCGTCTCGCGGGTGCCGACCTCGACATTGGCGGGCACGATCGCATCGTGCAGCGGCCGCACCCCGGTGATGCGCGCCCGGCGGTCGGGGAAAAGCTGCGCCTCGGTTGTCAGGATCGTCACCGGCATGCTCGGCCCGGTCGTGTAGTTCTGCTGATGGGCGGCGTCAAACCACCCCAATAGCGGGTTACCCCCGGTAAAGGCCAAGCTGTCAAATGAGAATTTGAGTTGTTCTAAGTTACCAAACACATCAAGCTGATCGAGGTTGTAGCCGCCGACCGAGTAGGTGTTGGCTTCGATCCACTCAACCGGGATCGGGGTGAGATCAATCAGTGACCAGCGCGACAACTCCCAATTGTAGACGACGGCGCGGTTGAAAAGACCGTTATTGCCGGCACCGTGGTAGAACCACAGGATCAGCTTTCTAGTGGGATCCCACGTCCCTTGCACGTTGCGCAGATACTGCACATCGAGATCGGCAAAAAAGCTGCGGTCGATCTTTTGCGCTCCGATCGCGCTCGATGAACTACCGTCAAAAGCGTAAAATCCGTCATTGCCGAGGTAATAAATCACCGCGTTGACGAACCCGTTGCTATTGGACAGCCGCCGCATCACCACCGATAGCGGCGAGTCGGTTCCCGCTGCGCCCTCGGCCACGGCAAAGCTGAAGATTGACGGCGATCCACTATACTGAATCCGGTAAATTCCCCTCTCGCAAATAGCACAACCGTCAGCTGCGGAGAGATGCCCACCTACAATCTGGGTTATCGCACCCATGTCGGTTTGGACGAGATCCTGATAGTCCGACTGCAGCTCGATCGCCACGTTGCTGCCAGGGACCGGCCAATTAGTCGGGTCGCCAATCGCCGGCCACGCCAAACGGTACGGCACCGCGCCGTCCCTGGAGTCGAACGTGTTGCCCAGCATAAGAAAATCACGGATCACGCAGCAGAACTTGGCGCGCGGGGCATCAATCGAGAGCCTCTTAAACGCGCTGTCGACACCCGCGAGATAGGTCTGGGGCGGGTTATTGTAGTTGGTCGCGACGACCCGGTTGCCGAAGCTGGTGAATTGCCAGTAGCCGTCAGGCGGTGTGTCTGTAAGATAGGGCGCGCCCGGCCCGCTCACGTCGCTAAAGGTGGGCGTGCCGGTCACCTGCAGATAGATGCGTTGCTGCGTCGCCGCGAAGTTAAAGACATGTTCCGCCGCGTCGCGATAGCCATACGACCCGCAGACCCGGGCGGGCAGCGGTGCTGAATTGGGCACCGGGCTCGGCATCGGACCATAGGCGCCCTGCGTACGCGGCACTACGTTGGTCGCGTTGCGGTTGCCGGGGTTACCAAAGGCCGGCGCGTCCGGCAGATATTCGCCAAACGGAACGACGGCCATACTCAATAGTTCTCCCTAGAAGAGAGCCATGCCCGCTGAAGTTCGCGCATCCCCTGCCAGATCCGCAGCCTGTAACCCTCTCCAAAAGCAATCACCAGCCGATGATCCTCCGAACCCTTGATGTAAAGATTGAAGTGATCGCGATCCCGCAGCGAAGTGGTAAAGCCATACCGCTCAATAAATCGCCTGGTGGCGGCATCGAGATACGCCATCAGGGATCCTCCGGATTAATCATCGACAGGTGATTTTCCGATCCCATGCTTGGCGGGGCGGTCCCGGCGGCGGGTGGCGGCGGAACTGAGCGAACAGAGCTGCGCGTCTCTCGCACTCCTCGCGGGTCAAGGTGACGTAGTTGTTAGCTAGCGCTCCTGACCCGCCAAAAACGTTACCGCTCGCGCCACCCCATTGCGCATTCGCTGCAGCATCGCTGTTCCGGAGCACTAGATTGTTGCTAGCATCGGGAAAATACCAGGCACTGGCCGCCTCCACCGTGTTGCTCTGAAAGGCGCAATTGGTCATCGCGAACGACGTCGTCTGGCTACCAGTGGCGATCGAGCTGTAATACCCGCCGAAGCTGGCGATCAATCCTTGGATGCTCGTACAGTTTTTGACCGTGAAATGATCCCAGGTGCCCAATCCCTCTAGCCCGACGTCGAAATTCGAACCAAACATCACGGTGTCGAAGGTGCAATAACGCGAAATAACGGATTGGCCTCCTGCAGCAATGCAATCATCAATACCCGAACTGCCTGCCACCGTGTAACCTGTGTTGAGCGTGCAGTTCTCGACGAGGACATTGTTATTTTGTATAATTATCCCATACGACTGTGAGTTGTTATTTAATGTAATCCCCTTGAGATGGACCGCTGGCGGCGTCTGAGTCGCTGAAGTATTGCCATAAATCTGTATCGGAGCGGTATTTGTAACAATGTCCTGAATTGAGATCCCGGTTGCAGTACCAGCAAACACACCAAGAGTAATGCCCCCATTAACGGTGTGACCATTGCCCACCACCGTCACATTGCTGACCTGGATGTTCAGCCCCGGTGCCCCAGTTATCATGTCGGCGGTCAACGCGTAGCAGCCCGGGGTGTTGATCACGCCATTGCTCGGCACCGTCAATGGGCTGCCGCCGCAGACCTGCGCCACCACCGCGGGCGCCCCGCCAACTCGCGCAAGGCTCCGTCCCGGAATGATCAGCGGCGAGAGCGCGCCAACCCGCAACAACGAGCGCCGGGTTAAAAGCGTCACGGGTTCCGCACGTCGGTCTGGATCATCAGCCCGTGCGGAAATTTGGCCCGGCGATCGGCCAGCCGGATGCGTTCGATGGCCGCCTCGCGGGCGCTGAGCCACAGCTGCAATCGCGGGTCGTCGCCGATGTAGGGAGCGGCAAAGCTGAGCGTACCCCAGAGGTAGGTCGAAGGGTATTCCGTCAGTAGCCAATTGGTCGGCGTCGCCACACCGAGTGGGGGAATGCCCGACAGGTAATCGATGTTTATGACCCCCGGCAGCTGTGTGGCATCCACACTGTTAACCACCGAGATGGCGAATGTCTGGTCGGTGTTCGGGTTACTGCCATGATGAATCACCGCGGTGCCGGTGCCGGGCTCGACCCACACCGAGGAGAGCGCATCGGCAGCGTTGGCGGTTTGCGGGCTCAGACCGACAAAGCTGGTGGGAACAATGCGAATGTCCTGGTAGAGCGTCGCCGACGCAGCCGGAATGAGCGTCACCAGTGGCCCCGTTTCACCATCCGCGGCGTCCGTGGCTGGAACCGGTGTGCCGACGATGCGCAGATTGAGCCCCTCGATAGTATAGGCGACCGGATAGTTATCGAGACACCAGAGGTTCATGTCGAGGTTGCGCGGCGTCTGGAATTGGAAGTGCCGCTTGCCGATGGATGTATTGACCCAGATCGAGCGCAGCTCACCATAATCGAGCGGCAGCGGGATGGTATCGCGACCGGCGATCGGCGACAGCTGCGCGGTCTGCTCGGTAAACCGGGTCTGCAATCTGTCCCTGGCTTCCTCCTCAAACATCGCAATCATGTCGGGGACGGCCGGGGCGACGAGCGGGTCGCCAGGCCGGGCGAGCCAATCGAGCACCGTGGCCTGGAGGTTCGCGTATGAGTCAAAAGGCATGGCGCCTCAGATAATGAAATGCCGGCCGTAGCGCAGGTATCGCCACTCGTTGTCATTCAGCAGCCTGATCACCGCCTGCTTGTGGTTTTTGTCCCACGCTCGAACGCCATACCGTTTGAGCCATTCGAGCTGTATATCGGGCGGGATGCGCGCGGCGAGCCGCATCGACTTGTCTCGGTTCCAGCCGTCTTCGTCCTGCGAGCGCTTGTTGGCCTCGATCACCGGCTCGTGGTCGACCGTGCGGCGAATGATGCAGCGGTCTTCCGCCTCGTCATATTTGTAGTGCTCGACGGCACCCGTGAGAGGGTCGCGCGACAGGAACCGCCAGTCACTCTCGGACGGCATCGATCCCGTTCACCCGCGGGGCTGCGGCGGCCATATCAAACGCCTGCGGCTCGGCTTCGAGGATCTGTCGGCGCAGATCGTCCACGATGGGCGCGGCGTGCTTGTACGGCAACTCGTAAAGCGCGCGCATTACCATATCGATGGCACCCGCCGACAAGCTGAGGGTCACCGTCTTGTTGGCATCGATCATCGCAGCTGATCCTCCAATGCTTGCACCCGCGCGGCCAATGCGTCGAGCTGGGTAAACATATCCATTGCCGGGTGACCATTGAGTGTGCCGCTAACCGTCAAGTTGCCGGTGATTGCGACATTGCCCCGCAGATCGGTGATCCCGCCTTCGACGATCAGTGCGTCGGCCTGCCCCGGCAGGGCGTAGAAATGCGGCACGCTCAAATTGGTCGTAAAGCACACATTGCTGGTTCCGGGGCCATAGACGTTTAGAATGCCGCCAAATTCGGCCGTGCCGCTAAATTCAGCCGCGCCGCTAAATTCAGCCGCGCCAGCCGTGACGACGAACCCGTTGACGCATGACATTGCGCCGCCGCATTGCACGTCACCTGTTGTAAATAACGAGCTTCCCTGGATAGCGCCGCTGGCGATGCTCCCGCTGGTAATGCTCCCGGTGACTGTCAGACCGCCGCCGACAGAGCTGTCGCCGACCGAGTGCAGAGTCTGGCCTTGCACGAGCGCAGGAGTGGTGATGTTACCGCTGGCGACGATCCCGCCGGTAACGTCGACCCCGGAGCTGACGCTCAGATGTCCACTAACGGTTATGTTGCCGGTGATCGTGCCGCCGGACCCGATGATGATTGGACCCAGGTCCGTAGTATCGACCCACAAATGCGCCGCGCCACTGGTCCACTGGATATTAAAGAGGTTGGGTTGATAGGGGCCGGAGACGCCGGAGCGTGAGCTATAACCAATGGCGCTCAGCTTCCCGGTCACCTCCATCTGGCTAGTGTTGACGATCACATCGTTGAGCTGCGCGTTCCCGTCGCCAGCGAACGCCAGGTTATTATAACCTGCCGGGGTGACTGGTCTGGTGATGTAGCCATAGGCTTGGTCGGTGCGGGTGAGCCGCAGATCGCCGCTGGTCACGTTGACCGAGCCAGCGGTGAGACCGCCGGTGACGATGACGCCGCCCGTGCCGTTACCGTGGATCGGGACAAACGGGTTGATCAGCATAAACGCGCCGGCGCCGGCGTTTAGCGTGACATCATAGACGAGCAGCGTGCCGCCGTTTCCAAGGATGTCCTGAGCAAGGATCGCGGCCGAGCCGCCAAGCCCCGCCGCGACACGCTTGAAAATGGGCTTCGGGCCGAGCGCGTTGACTTGAAAGAAATCGCCCCCCACCGATGCGGAACTGGGTCTAAAGCAATAGATCTCGCCATTGACATAGGCGGTCGGGTAGGCGGGGTTGTCGGTCGTAAAGGTATAGAGACCACCAGACGGTATGATTGTCTGAACCGGGTTGATCCGGTCCCAAAAGCGTTTGAGCGCGCCCCGATCGGCCCGCGCAGCGTCATTGACGCCACTCGGCATCATGCCCTCGGGCCAGCCGTTGGGGGCGGGATTATTGTTATTGGCGTCGACCTCGGACCAGTTGACGCCGTCACTCAGGTCAGGCATGGCGCATCCATTGTTTCACGTGACCTCGTCCGTTAAATAGGCGCGGCCCGCTCAACCTTCCGGAGAGAACGGGCCGCCTGTGAGGTTAGAGCAGATCAGCGACGAGCCCCGAGCCGGCCTCGTTACGTGATGTCAGCGTATACTCGCCGAGGATCATCGTCTTGTCGTTGTCGCCGGTCTTGGCCAACTCAGTCATGTTAATCGGCCGCAGCCAGGCAAGACCCCACAAGTCGCTGTTAATAATCAGCGCATCACGCTGCCGCATAAAGCGGTCTGCTTTGATTTCTACGCTGCCGAAGTCATAGACATATACGTCTATAGAGTTAACCAGCTTTTCTTCCTCAGCGTTGATGTATCTCGTATTGTTTCCTTGAAAGCCGGTGATGTTCTTTTTCTGGTTGCTATTGACCAGGACAAAATCGGGCTCGTCGCCGGAGTTCTGCCAGATCGACGAAAGCACGTTTTGCAACAGTGTCTCTCCTGACGGTGTCGCGACGGCGGTAAATGCCCTCTGCGTGCCGTCCCCTCGCGCGTTGGTGCCGTCGCCGGCCGGGTTAGTGCCGGTGGCACCCACGTCGACGTTGGTCTTGATCCAGGCCAGAACCGAGGCGAGCTTGGCCGGTGCGGCACCGACCGTGCCGGCCGTGCGAGCCTGATTAGACAGCAGGATCGTCTCCAGGTCGCGTTTGAGCGATTTGCCCTTTTTGGCGACCTGATAGCCCTTCTCACTCTTTCGGCCGGCCTTGTCGACCGCCTCCTCGGTCGCCGAAATCACGACCGTCTTGCGGCTGATCTGCGTGTAATTGCCAAGGCGAACGGTCGGCACCACGGCATCAAATGTCGAGATATCGTCGCCCTGGATTTGCGCGTTATTAGCGTTGGGCGTCTCCAACGCATCAGTTTGCCATTCATGATAGACAGCCGTTGCTTTCTCTCTCGCAATAGCTGTCATGAATGGGGTCTCTGTGGGAGATATGTTGTATATAATGTCAGATAGATCCTCTCGCAAACCTATTGCACTGTAGGTTGTAAACGTGTTGGTGATGAGAGCCATGATTACTCCGAGGGATGGGTCCCCCGGCGCGATCGGGTGGATTAGAGGAGTTCTGCTATGAGCGAACCGGCGTCGCGCACGCTGTTCGTGCGGCCGAACCGATTGACCTGGCGTTGGAGGCGGGACTGCGGCCCGCGGTCGTTGTCCTGGCTGGTGCCGGGAGGTCGGACCGGGGCTGCCACATTGTTCCGTTTGGCGTCTGCCGAGGCAGATGCGGCGAGTTGCTTGTCATAGAGCATCGCCTTGGTCGCCAGCACGACAAGCCGGTGATCATAGGCGTTGTTGATCTCTTGAGGCGTGAACCCGCCGGCATCCTGTAAATAGGTGCCCAGATCCTTGCGGAGCTGGTTGCCTCTTACTGGGTCGCTAAAGTCGGGCATCTTCTCACTAAGCGCCCGATGCTCTTTAGTGACCACCTCGGCCAGTTGCTGCTGTTGATACTGCTCCAACTGTTGTTTGCCTTGCTGGAACTCTTGGTCGATGGCGTTGAGACGGGATTTTAGCGACTCCTTCTGCGCCTGCAGCCGAACGGCCTCGGCAGGGTTATTCGCGGCTATCGCAACCCAGTCGACGTTGTGCAACGCCGCCGCCTCGGGGGCGGCCAGCACCATCATCCTTTGTAGACCCGCCAGGTATTCGGCGTGTTGGGCCACAGCCGCCTGCTGCGCGCCGTCATAGGCACGGCGGGCCTCGGCGGCCTCCTGGCTGCGTTGGGTAAGCGCGGCCTCGCGCTGGCTCTCTCGCCGGGCAACAGTCTGCTGCAGAGCGGGTGGGAGCTGGCTGAACGCCTGCTTTTCGTCGGTGCTCCACGACGCTGGCGGTTCGATGGCAGCCGCGGGTGGCGGCTGTTCGCCTGGGCCTTTGTCGTCTTCCTCGGTGGGCCGGCTCTCATCGGCTCCGGGATCAGGCGGCTCCTGGACGGGAGGCTCGCCGGATGGCTTGTCGGCAGGGACTGCCGGCGGGTCGCCGTCCGCGAACAGCAGACCGGCGATGGCATCGCCAGCCGAGCGCGTGTCGGTGACCGTATAAGTTTTGCTGTCTGCGCTGTGATCAGCACCATTTGAGACAGGCGCAGGCGCAGGAGGTGGGCTCGCACCGCCAGGATCGGCGGCACCGTTCGATAGCTCAGCCATGGTGGAACCTTTATTTAAGCGGCGCGCTCGGCCATGCGGATTCGTGCGGCAGCGCGGTAGGCGATCAGTTTTTGGGTCACCCGCTCAAGTGCGTGCGCCTCGTAATACAACTCTTCGCGCCGCTCGGCCTGCTTGGGAGTGGTAGCCATCAACTCGCCGTAGATATCCTCGCGCAGTTCTTTAAAGGCCTCGGCAAGCGTGGGATCATTGAGCAGCCGGTGTGCCGCCTCACCGCGGCGATGTACGTCACCAAGAGGTGCCGGCTCGTCGTCCGGGTTGTATTGCGTTTGTTCTGGGGTTATTTCGTTTCTTTCGTTACCCCTTTGCCAAGGCCAGCGCATCAACCCGCGCTCTGTTGGGCCGGCTGGTTCTGCGCCGCGAGAGAGGCCTGGTGGACGGCGAGCTGATGCGCATTCTCAGCCTTCATCTGCTCAATCGCCATGTCGTTCTGCGCGCGCAGCCGCTCGATCTCCAAATCGTGCTGGGCCTTTTGCTGCGCCAGCAGAAACGCCTGCTGCATCTTGGTGGTGTCGAGCTTCTGCTGGTGATCCGCCTGCTGACCGGCAAGCGTCATTTCCTGATTCGCCTTTTGGCTCGATAGCTGCTGCTGGTGCGCCGCCTTCTGCTCGTTAAGCTGAGCGTCGGAGGCCGCCTTTTGTTGCTGCAGCTGCATCTCGGCCTGAGCGATTGCCTGCGTCGGGTCGGGCTTGGGCGGCTGCGGCGGGCCGGTCACCGAAGGCGGCGGCGGAACGGTCGGATCAGTGACGGCGAAATTGCTTTTGAACCCGGCGTTCCGGCTAAGCTGGCCAACCGTGTCATAAATATTTTTCGCGTAGACCAGCGGCCCCGACATACCCTGCTGGCTCATGACAATCTGCTGCTGCACACTCAGCAGCGCCATCAACTGCGAGGTAATCTGGTCGCGGTTGCCGGTTCCGAGCCCGACATTGACGGAGACGGTCATGTCGTTCTTCCACTGCGCCGGATCGGTCTGCAGCGGCGCCCCCGACACGCGAATGATGCGCTCTTGCTGGGCGTGCTTTTTGATCAGGCCGAGAATGCCGCGGACGGCCTTTTGCACGCTGAAAGCAAAGATCCGGGCGATCAGCTCGACCCGCTGTGCGGCGGCCTGCTGTATTAAATTGACACCCGTTGCGGTTTTATTCAGGTCATCAGGGTCTAATCCCTGGTTGTGCCGCGAGATGCCGGTGCGCACCTCCGCAGTCTGATCCATGTACTCGACCAGACCTTGTGCCTTCTCGGCCACAAAAGGTGTGATCAGCGGCGTAACGCCATCAGGCGTGCGGGCGCGCACGATGCCGCCCGGCTTGCTGGTCAATAAATCGTCGTAGGTTTCGTCAGTCGCCGCACTCTCGACGACCAGGTGTCTCGGGTTATTCGTCAAGTAAATATTGTCTAACATCTGGCGGATTAGAGTAGACTTGATCCTCTGCAAATCTAAAACCAAGTCCGCAACGGCCATACCCACGAGTTTGTGGGGCATTGGTACAGGACATAAATAATTGAACGGAATCTCATCCACTTCCTCTACGTCTATTTTTCCTTTCTTCTTTAGGATTACCGCAGAACGGTCTACCGTTACTACTTTGAGCAACTCAGCTAGCCCGTCACCGTCATAATCCGCTTGTATGTAGTTCTCTTCGACCCAGTACATGCGCATTGGCGGGTCGGTGCGGTCGTTGGTGTAGGGCATGTCGTCGTCGGGCATGAAACGCTGCAGCCGCTCGGAGTTGTAGTCCTCGCTATCGGTCCAGCCGATCTGATCGAGGCAATCGGCGTCGTAGCCCTGTTGCAGCAGTGCGGTGCGTGTGGTCGGCTGGCGGTGGCACAAAAACGGGATGTTCTCGCGCGTTGACCGTCGGCTGAACAAAATCTCTTCCGGCGGCACATTGGCGATCTTTATGCGGCCCTGCTTGCGCGTAACGCGGAGCTTGCAGTCATAAAGCATCGGCGGCGGCTGTGGCGGCATGCCCGGCATTTGTGGTGGTACCGGCTGCGGCGCATCCTCGCCCATACCGGAACTCGTCGGGGCCGGATAAGAGCGCTCTTCGAGGATCTCGACTTCGGCGCTTGAATTTGGATCGGAGAGATCGCGTATCTTGGCCTGGTACTCGTCGGCGGTGAGCCCGGTAAAACTGTTGGTTTCCCTTATTTGCTCTTCCGACCACCAGCGCTTGATCCAGCCGAGCTTTTGCAGCAAACCGTCCTTAAACCAGTCGTGCAGTATAAGGAAGCCATCGTTGTCTACATTGAAGACATGATTGACATACAACGTCGCCTGGCGCGCGGCCTCCTCGGGGTCGAGCGGCGGTGGCATCCCCGGAGCGGTCGGCGGCGGGGTCATCGTCGTGCGGATGGGCGCGAGTTCGGCGATGGAATCGCTGGCGGTAAAGATGCGCAACAGCGCCGGCAACACCCATTCGACCGTTTCGAGCACGGTCAACATCACGACTTTGCTGCGATTTTGCCCCGGTGGCGGGTCGGCAAACTCCTCGCCCTGATAGGCCTCCATCAGCGCTTGGCGCTCGTTGCTTAACTTGCCGTTCTCGGCACCGATGGCCTGACCCAACTCGCGTCGGATGATGTCCTGAAGCTCGTCCTCTGGCATCAAGTCTTTAGGGTCGCGCCGTCGAGCGCGAGGCGACTTCAGATCGGAGGCCGGGTCGGGAAACAGGCCGTTATCAAGCGGCATCGTCGGTCTTCAGCTCACCGGAGGCGCGCCGCAGCATGTTGATTTGACCCTGCAGCAGATTGATACGCTGCATCACATGGGCGCCATTACCGGCCGCAGAGCCGGCATCAAGCCTTCCCTCGATTTGAGTCATGCGCTGTTCGAGCGCGGCGACCTTAGCTTCGAGTTCGCGCGCCCGCACCGCGTCGGCAATGCTCATTTGCGCCGCGCATCGCTGTGCGCATCATGTGCGGCAGGCTCGGCCCTGCGCGCCGCGACCGCCGCCACCGTGACAGCATTCGATGGTGACGCAGTGGTCGACCCCACATTGTTGGTCGCGGTCACCACGCAAGCGAGGCTGTGCCCGGCATCGCCTGCCGCCGCGGTATAGCTGGCGCCGGTCCCGACCTCTGTGCCATTGCTCGTCCAACTATAAGCATACTCGGTCGGCTCGCCGGTCCAATTCCCCATTGTACAAGTCAGCGCGGTGCCGACTGTAGCCTCCAGCGGCATAACCGCCGGGATATCGACCACACTCGGGGCATTAACCTGCAAGCCGGCCTGGCGGGCCAATTCCTGCAATCGTGCAAAATCGCTCATCGCTCTTCCTCCATCCTTAAACCACGGCAAGATCGGGGTACTTCAACGGTCGGACGCTTCCGGCATTACGCACATTAGCGAGCGCCCAGTATCTGAGCGCGTCCGCGGCATGTGACGACCAATCGTGCAGCGGCCGGTCTGAGTAGGTCCGCAGGCTCTCGTTCCAGCTGCGCCGATAGTTCTGCAGCGCGCTGATCCCGCGCGCACACTTCTCGGCGTCGAACCAACACCTCGGCAATAGCATCCGGGCCGCGTTGATCCCGTCCTCGATCTTTTGCGACGCGATCACCTGCGCGCGGTGAAAACCGAGGCTGCGCAACACCTCAAGCCGCGAGCGGCCGGTCCCGAGTTCGCGCGCCTCGGCATCGTGCGGCAAGACGTGCTCGCCCCACTTGTAAGGGCGCCGGTCGAGTTCGCGGGTGTACCAGTCGAGCCCAACGCCCGAGTTTTCGATGTAGTCGATCATGCGAATTTCCTGGCCGGACAGCTGGATCAGCCAGATCGCCGTTGCATCGCCGATGCCGAGATCCCACGCCGTGTGCACCGGCAAGACCGGGTCGTGGAGCACGCGAGTGATGCGCTTCTCCTTCTCGGCCGCCTCCATCTGGCTCCCGTAATAACTGCCCATGACGCCGGCATCAAAGCTGACCAAGTATTCCTGCCGATAGCGCGCCTCGCCATCGTCGGGACCGTACTCTCGCAACAGCTCGCGGTGCTCAATCTCCAACTGGTCATAAGTAAATACGTCGGTCTCAGTGGCCGGCAGACGCTCGGCAAACCATGTGTCGTCCTGGTTGGCGGCCTCGTAAAACGTCGAAGCGTGGTTGCGACCGCGAGGCGTAGTGATAAACAGCGCCCAGCCGCCATTCTCGGCCAGGATCGGTCGCAAGTAGCCCCAAGCGCTCGGATCGGCTAGCGCAAATTCGGAAAACACCACGCCGATCGGCGGCGAGCCGACCAGGCTGTTGTAGTTGTCGGAACCGACCAGTTGCCACAGTGAGCCGCTCTTAAAGCGGATCGCCATGTCGGTCTCGCGTGTGCTCTCTCGCAACTCGCGCGGAAAGGCCTCGTTTATCCTGCGCAACCCGGTATGCGGGTTAACCGCGTCCCACACCGCTTTTCGGGCCTGATTCGCTTCCGGCAACATATGCCAATAGACACCGACGCGGGTGTGCGCGGCGACGGCCGACCAGTGAAGGCAGACCTCATCCTTGCCGGCCCGCCGGTGCCAGATCGCGACCGCCCGCTTGCCGTTCTTTTCGAGGTATTTCCAAAGGTTCTGCTGATAGGGCCGCGGTCGCCAGTTGTTGTGCGGCAGACGGATTAGGCCGTCGTCAAACGGCATCGCGATCTAAGGGAAAAATCGCCTACCACCAATCCCCGCACCCGGAGGTGTCACTTGCCACACCCGAATTGAGCGGATTACGATGGCCTGGTTGTAGCCAGAGGTGATTAGAAAACACAGCGGCATTTCGGAGGTCGACGAATAAAGCCCACCAGGAGCCCACGTCACATTATGGGAATTATCGAGCGTCTCGGTGCCTGCTGCGGCCCCCTCATAGGCTCTTATCGTACCGACCCCGCCATTGTCGCCCGGCTTTAGAATCAGCACGCCATAGGTCTTCGGGGTCGGATAGACAATTGTGTTGGCGTTGCCATAGGGCGTGGGGCTGGGGTCAGAAGCACCGAGCCAATCATGGATGTTACGGCCCCCGCCCAGGAATTCAAAGAAATCGATCTCCGGGTTATGCGCCGCGGTCGACTCAAACAGCCGGCCTGTCGCAAGGTTCCAGATAGCCGGCCACCAGTACCCGCCTGTCCCATTGGATATCGATGACATCTGTACTTGCATGTACATGCTGCCCTGGACAACATTCTGTTGTCCGACCCATACATTATCGGGGACGCTGACCCAGGCGCACGATCCCATATTCCACAACCCGTTAAAATTGGTCGCGGAGTTGGCTGCCGTCCAATCGATATCCGGGATCAGCCGCAGCCCGCCTATCTCTGTACCGGGCGCCTGTATCGCCACATCAGCCGGGTTCAGCGGATAAGCTTGGCCGCCCTGCAAATACCACTTAAATCCCGGCGCCCAGGTCTGGCCCATATCGACGGTAGTGCCAATCGGATGGTCAAAATTGTCGTAGAACACTTCGCAATTAAAGCCATGGGCCACGGCCGGCGCTGGCGGCGCATCTGGTCCGCAGCTCGCACTTAGAGCAGCGCTTGTCGAGGCGACAAGACCGCAGATCGTATAGATTATGAGGCATCGCCTCATGGGTGGGTAAACGCGGCAATTACAGCGGTTGCGTCGGTGGCGGCGGCGAAATTAAAGGTGTGCGTCACAACCCCGGCCGCAGTCGTAATTTGGTAAAGATCGCTCTTGGCGGTATCGCTGGAAAAATCGACAAAACCGGCTGGCGTGCTGCTGTTGCTGGTAACGGTAGACGCGGC